TGGCGATTCAGGAAATAATTACACGACACATAGTTTAAGAGGCTCTAATGCAACTGCTACAGCAAGTAATTTTGTTAGTTTGAGTTATGCGTATTTGCCCTCTACTTCACCTGCTGCTGGAAACTTAGGCAGCGTTTTTGCTGGAGTAGTATTAGATTTACTTGATTATCGCAATACTAATAAAACAAAAGTTTTAAGAGCATTAAGCGGATTTAACGAAAATAATACATCAGGGCCATCCAATATACAATTTCAATCTGCATTATGGAATAGCACTTCTGCGGTTACTTCTATTGAATTTACTAACTCGGCTAACTTCGCTGAGTATTCACAATTTGCCCTATACGGAATTAAAGGTGCTTAAATGACATCAACATATGAAAAGATAGCGACAACTACTTTAGGCAGCGCTCAGGCTACAGTTACTTTTAGTTCTATTAGCGGTTCATATACCGACATATTTATTGTTTGTAATGTAACTGCCGTAAGTAGCACAACTGGTACTTCCATACAATTTAACGCTGATACTGGTTCTAATTATAGTCAAACTTGGATGAGGGGTAGTGGTTCTGCTGCATCTTCGGGCAGAGATACAAACCAAACTTTTATTAACTTAAACTATTTTGGTGACGCCTCTACAACTGCTGGCGCCCAAACGATTGTGGCATCAGTAATGAATTATAGCAATACTACAACCAATAAAACGTTACTTAGTCGGGGCGGTAATGCTGAAAGTTCAACCTCTGCAATAGTGGGTTTATGGCGCAATACTGCTGCTATTAACAGAATTGATTTGAAAGCCACATCAACCAATTACGCTACAGGCTCAACCTTTACCCTATACGGAATTAAGGCGGAATAATGGCAACTACATATACTTTAATTTCAAGCGTTACGGTTGGTAGTGGTGGTGCGGCTACTATGACTTTTAGTTCTATACCACAAACCTACACCGATTTATTAGTTAGGGTAAGTGCTAGAAATACAAACACTTCTGGAAGTGGTTTGTATATGAGATTTAATTCTATTTCCAGTACATATAGTGGAAAATACTTAGAAGGTGATGGTAATAGTGCCTACTCTGGTAGTACAACTACTTCTTATTTTGCAGCAGGAAATGTAAATACAAGTAATAATAATGCTAACACTTTTGCATCAACTGATGTTTATATTCCAAATTATGCTGGAAGTAATAACAAATCAGGAAGTGTAGATAGCGTTTATGAAAATAATGCTATTACTGCTTACATAACAATGATTGCAGGTTTGCTTTCTAATACGGCTGCAATTACGCAGATAGATATAACGCCATCTGCTAATAGTTTTGCTCAATATACAACCGCTTATCTATATGGAATATCTAACGCATAAGGAGAAATGAAATGACTAACAAGATCGTAGTAGATTGCTCAACTGGTGAGGTGCAAGAGATTGCATTGACAGCCGAAGAAATTGCAGAGCGTGAGGTTATGGCAGAACAATACGCTACGCAAAAGGCAGAAGAAGAAGCACAAAAGGCGGCTGATGCAACAGCCAAATCTGCATTGTTAAAAAAATTAGGCATTACCGAAGAAGAAGCCCGGTTATTGCTTTCCTAAGCATTTAAATAATGGCAACAATAAGAGAACTCACTAGCCCTAATGGATGGCCGGCTAGTGAGGATCGTAAGGCATTAGGCATTGAAACTTTTACAGTGCCAGGTACAAAGATTAGGTTTGCATGTGCCACAGCCGTTGCGCCAATCCTGGTAAGTTTTGCTAAAGATTTCCATGAGTTAGTTGAACCAATAGATCAAGGCCAACTAGATGATTGGGGTTATGCTTTTAGGCAAACCCGGGGATCAGATAAAATTTTAAGTAATCACGCATCTGGTACAGCCATAGATTTAAATGCAATTAAGCATCCTTTGGGCAAGTCAAATACATTTAATAAGGATCAGCGTAATACAATTAACCTACTAATAACTAAATATGGTTTGACCTGGGGCGGTAATTACAAAAGGCGTAAAGATGATATGCACTTTGAAATTGCGTTAGACCAAAATGAAGTTAAACAAAAAATAAAAGAGTTAGGATTAAAATGAAATTAGATGTAAAGAAAAAAGAAATTATTAAGTCTTATCTAAGAAGCGTTGCCGCCGCATCTATCACAACTGCATTAGCCTTAATTGCAGATTGGAACGCTGAGTATGCAATTTTGGCAGGTGCTTTAGTCGCACCATTGGCACGATATTTTGATCCTAAAGATGATAAGTTTGGCATCAATAGTAAATGACTATGAATGACATCCTTGCATTAGCGGTATCAACTGTAACAATTGTTGGTTCGCTAGTGGCATCAGTGCGTTGGCTGACTAAACACTATCTAAGTGAGTTGAAGCCTGATAATAATGGCCGGCATAACCTAGAAGGCCGGGTATCACGCATTGAAGAAAAAATAGACACGCTATACGAAATCCTTATATCTAAGAAGTAAGTCAGCCTTATCCCCTACCCTATGGCCATGAAGATGTGCGTGGTTGTACCCAGTAGGGGCAGGCCTGAAAATGCGGATCGCCTGGCCAAAGCCTTTAAAGATACTAATACAGAAGCCGATCTTTATTTTGTAATTGATAATGATGATTTGAAATGGGATGAATATGCTAAAAACAAAAATCTACGATTACTACCTGCCGACAATAAAACAGGTGGTTGTGCTAACTCTCTTAATACCGGTGCGGTTTATCTTTTGGATTATTCTAACTATCCTTTATATGATTATTTTGTTTTCATGGGTGATGATCACTTACCTAGAACCCAAAACTGGGATCAAGCCTTTATTCAAGCGTTAGGCATTAACACCGGTATTGTTTATGGTGATGATTTATTGCAAGGCGCAAACCTGCCAACAGCCTTTGGTATGAGCCGGGATTTAGTAGTTGAGTTACAGGGCATGACATTCCCAGGTTGCGTACACCTATTCTTTGATAACTTTGTAAAGCAATTAGGTTTAGATTTAAACTACTTAAAATATTTACCTGATGTAATTATTGAGCATCTACACCCAGTAGCAGGCAAGGCTGAGATGGATGAAGGGTATGCCAGGGTTAATCAACCTAAGTGGTATGAAAAAGATTTACTGGCACTGCAACAATATTTAGCAAGTGCGGATTATGCAGAGTTAGTAAGAAAATATAGATGAACATACTCATTACTGGATCACATGGCTTTGTTGGTCGTGCCTTTAGGCGTGCATTACCTAACGCTAATCTAACTTTAGTTGATCTAAAAGCCGGTGTTGATTGTCGTAAATTCTTTCAATTAGAGAATAAGCAATACGATTTAGTAATACATCTAGCCGCATTAGTTGGTGGCCGCATGATGATTGAAAATGAACCATTGGCTTTAGCCGTTGATCTTGCCATTGATGCTGAGTTTGCTACCTGGGCTATGCGAACTAAACAGCCTTATGTTGTGTACTTCTCATCATCAGCCGCTTACCCAGTTGATTTACAAACCCTGGCAAAAAAGAAAAAGTTAAAAGAGAAGGATATAAATTTTAACAAAATAGGTAAGCCGGATATGACCTATGGCTGGACAAAACTAACCGGTGAAATGCTTATGAATTATTTACGCGAAGAAGGTACAAAGGTATTAACGCTTAGACCATTTAGCGGATATGGCACGGATCAAGATTTAGATTACCCATTCCCATCAATCATTCAGCGTGCGATTATGAACGCTAACCCATTTAACATTTGGGGTAAGGCAACTACTACCCGGGACTTCATCCATATTGATGATGTAGTAGATGCAACCATTGAGATGGTTAAAAGTAACTGCAATCAGACTATTAACCTTTGTACAGGTCGGCCTACAACATTCTTAGAGTTAGCCAAAATAGCAATGAGTACCCTGGGATATGAAAAGACATCAGCCAATAGATTTAAGATATTGACCGATAAACCGGCAGGCGTGCCATATCGGGTAGGCGATCCAACCATGATGAGTGATTACTACACGCCAAAAATAACTTTGGAAGAAGGCGTTGAGCGAGCCATTCGTGGAATAGTTTGATCTAAAATTAGACATACTATGGCTACTAAAAAACCCCGAAAAGTAACTAAGCGTAAACGGCGCACACCACGCAAGGCTGATGCGTTGAACAAATTAGAAAATCATTACATCACATTAAATGAAATGTACAGGGCAGCAAAAGCCGCCGGCTTTAGTAGTGATGTTGCATTTTGGTTAATAACAGAACCAGGTGCATCACTACCTGATTGGGTCAATCCGAACAATAAACCAACTGAGATCATTCCCCGAATTGATCCAACAGAAGATGAGGATGATGATTAAACGCGATAAAACCTTTAATTCTCGGTATTTAGTGGTGTCAGATTTACAAGTGCCATTTCAATTTACAGAAGCGGTAATCAATCTAAAAAAATTGGTTAAGGCTTTTAAGTTTGATTTGGTTCTTAATGTTGGTGATGAAATGGATTTTAATACCATAAGTAGATTTAGCGAAGGCCGGGCAGAATCCTTTATGCAAACTCTTAATGAAGATAGGGAAACCTGTAAAGATATTTTGTACGATTTAAAAACAGATGTAGTTAGTAGATCAAATCATTCAGATCGGTTATACAAAGCCATAGCCCGGATACCTGGGTTAATGGAATTACCTGAGTTGCAGTACGCAAAATTTATGGGCTTTGATGATCTAGGCATCCATTACGCAAAACAGCCTTATGCCATCCCGGGAACTAATTTTGTGCTTTGTCATGGTGATG